ATGGCGCATACAGAACAGCCATAATACTTACAACTGCGGCAACAGCAATTTGGGGAACTATCACAGCGGGAACCACAATAGTGATAAATGCTCTAAGAAGCGCAGTTGCTATATTAAATGCAACCATAGCCTTGAATCCTATTCCACTCTTTATTGGAGTAATTGTTGCTTTATTAGTTGCTCTTGGTTATTTAATTAAAACAAATAAAACCGTTGGAGATGTATTTAAGACAGTCTTTAACTTTATTATCAAAGTTGTAATTAGCGTCTTTGCATACATTGTCAAGGCTATTGGTTATGTAATAAAAGCCTTTGCTTCTATTATTCGAGTTATTGGTTCTTTTGCAGAAGCAGTTGCTATGGTGTTTGAGTTTGTAATTGACATCGTTCTTACTTGGTACCAATTTGTATTAAAAGCAATTAAATTTGTAGTTGATGCTTTTATCACATTTATGGAAGCCCAAGGAACTCTTTACGATGTAGTTAAAACTGTATTCAACGCAATCATAAAAGTAATTTCTTTGGTTGTTGAAGGAATAGTTAGAGTCTTTGCGTTTATTGTTGGTGCTGTTGCTGACTTAGTTGGAGTTTTTAACAAATTATATGGTGGAGTTAAGAGTATATTTTTAGCAATCTTAAATGCTATTTCTCAAGTTGGCGAGGGTATTTTTGGTATTTTAGAAGATATAGCCCAAGGAGTAGGTAAATTTCTTGGTTTTGTTTTTGACAAATTGACTGGGTGGATTAGAGGAGTTGCGGCGTTATTTGAAAAAATTCCTTTAGTTGGCGCTCAAATTGCAAATGGTATTCGTAGTGGTCTTGAGGCTGGTAAAGCCTTGGTAACAGGTTTTGCATCTACACTTGTAGGATTTGGTAAAACAGCATTTGACGGAATTCTTAACGGAGTAGTAAAAACAGTTAATGGCATATCTACCGTTGGAGATGCAGTTGAAAAAGGTTTAAGAACAACAGAGAAAACCCTTACTAAGTTTGCAGTTAAAGTTGAAGAGTTTGGAAGTAAAGACAACGGCGCAAAACTTATTGAAGGTTTAGTTGGTGGCGCAAAAACAGCATCAGTCGCTTTAGGAACAATGATTGATGTGCTTGGTAAGGCAGTTAAGTTTGATTTTGCAGGAACAGTTGGAAAATTTATTGATAGCGTTGCTGATAAGGCTGACGCGGCTGGTGATTATTTAATTAACCTATCAACTCAAATGTTGGCGTTTGCTGAGACAACAGATTTTGCCAGTAATGTTGCAGATGGCATTGGCGACTTTATTGGAAAAATTCAAGATAGTCTTAAAGAAGGTCTTGGCTTTGGAGATATTCTTAAAAAAGAACGCGACAAAGCGGCAGGTGCAGGAACTACTGGAAATGAAGATGCTCTAGGCAGTATTCAAGACCAAGCAGATTTGATGAAAAAGATTCGTGAAGCAATGACCGCTGGTATTCAATCAATGAGTGATGTTCTATCAGACTTACAACAAGCGGCTAAAGATTTTGCAGATTCATTAAAAGACACAATTATGAATTTTGCTGGACTCAAGGGCGTAGAACTTCCTGATGGTTTTATTCCAAAGGCTAAGTCTCTTATTGAAAATATGCGGACTCGTTTGGACAAGAGCCAACAGTTTGCTAGTCAGATAACTCAACTACAAGCACTTGGTTTAGATGCAACTGCAATTAAAGATTTAGTTGAGTCAGGACCAATCAAGGGCGCCCAACTTGCGGCGTCAATTCTTGGTGGCGGTGCCGATGCAATTGCACAGATTAACGAGATTCAAAAGTCGATTGCATTTACAGGAGCGGCAATTGGTAAGTTTGGTTCAGAGGCGGCGTTTGGTCAAAAGATTGCAAGCGCTCAGGCTGGTATTGCTCAAATTACAGGTACCGAAGCAAGCATTAGAAGCGCTGGTGGAAACAATGTAGTTATTGAGCAAGGTGCGTTTGTAGTCAATGTTGATACAACGGGAGCGGCAGACCAAGGCGAAAAGGCTGACATCATTACCCGTAGAATCCAAGAAACATTCGCTATCTTGGCAAAAGAATTGGCTAACAAATAATGGCTACTTATGTACTTCGCCCTAATGCAAACTGGAATAACGCCTCGGCTTTTACTATTTCAGGTGGGTCTGCTTCAGTTCATGCGGCACTTGCCGATGACAGCAATTCAACTTACATAACTCGTACTAGCACAACAGTTCCAACATCTTATGAAGCGGAGTTTGGTACACAAACTTTAGCGGCTACCGAGAAAGTTGCCTATGTAAATCTTCGTGCAAAAGCAACTATTGGAACAGCGGGTTCTATCGAGTTAAGCCTTGGAGTTATTACAGACCGCAATGGTCGTACGGTGAGTTACTCAGTTCCTTTTTCAAAGGCAAACACTCTGACTTTGACTACCCTTGATACTGCTCTAAAACTTACAACAGCCCCAAATGGTGAGGCTTGGACTCAAACTTTAATTGACAACCTTGTAGTTAAGTTTGCTGATAATGCAATAACAAGCGGTGACCGTGCTGGTCTCTATGAACTTTATGTAGATGTAATTACAACTACTCAACCAACAGTTACCGTAGGCGCCCCTACTGGAACAATTACGGATACAACATTCCCATCAGTAACTTGGACTTATGCTGATGCAGATGGTGACCCACAAAATGCTTATGAAATTAAAGTGTTCGACTCAACAACTTATGGCGGTGCAAGTTTTAATGCCAATACATCAACACCGACGGTTACAACTGGTATTGTTACATCAAGCAATAATGGTCAAACTCTTGAGGCAGACTTAGCAGATGGCACGACTTATCGTGCTTATGTTCGAGTTGCTCAATTAGTTAATGGTTCAAATTATTTTAGCGAATGGGCTTATAGCCAATTCATTATTGATGTTGATGCTCCAGCAACCCCATTGATTACTGCGTTTTATGATACAACTGAAGGGGCTGTGACTCTGACTGTATTTGGTAGAACAAATGTTTTAAGCGCGAACCAAGCATCTATTGAAACTAATACTGATGGTTGGGTAGCAGAATCAAATTGTAGTGTTGCTCGCTCAGCAACTCAGGCTTCAGTAGGAACCTATTCTTTAGCAATAACTGCTACTGCGAGTGCTGATGCGGTTGCTTGTACAACAACTGCTACAAAATTTGCTGTTACTGCAAACCAAGAGTTCTCAGCCATTGCTGATTTCAGAGCAGGTAGCACTACTCGTTCATGCCAAGTTGGTATTCGGTACTTAACGACAACTGGTACAACAATCAGTACAACTTATGGAACGGCAGTTAGCGCAACAAGTTCAGCCTTTATTACAGCAAGTGCAACGGTCTTGGCTCCACCTACTGCAACACACGCTCAAGTATTTGTTAAAGTAGTAAGTGCAACTTCAGGCGGAGTTCATTATGTAGACAAGATTGCCTTCCACTCAGGAGATGAACCCATATTTACCCGAGGCGGATTTTCTAATTTTGTATTTGACATTGAGCGTTCCGAGGACACTATTACCTATACAGCAATTAGAAATAGTCCAGTAACTGCTACTACAACACAGATTGCTGAACTTAATGATTATGAAGTTCCTCTTGATAAAACAGTTACATATCGTGCGAAAGCGAGGGCTGACATCTAATGGCAACTATTTCATCGGGGTATACGACTACCGTACCAATTCAAATTACAAATCCTGCAACTTGGTCATTTACCGCCCCTGAAAGTCCAACAATCAAAGTTGTTGGTATTGATGTTATTCAACCATTAAACTCAAACATTGTTGAATCTTATGGAGTATTCAAACCTCTAGGCGCATCTAAGACAGTAGTTGTGTCTCAATCTATTTATGGCATTGACGGTAATTATGAATTTGTAACTACTGGAGAAACTGAATGGGATGAGTTATATCCAGTCTTAACTTATCAAGGAACACTTCATGTTCATGACCCACTAGGTCGTCAAAAGTATGTTCGCTTTGTAGAAAGAAACTGGACAGAATCAGGAAACATTAACTCTTTAGTTCGCCGAGTTAAAGTAACTTACTACGAGGTCGGAGCGCCGTAATGTATCCAGTCTCGGCTGACTTCAAAGAAGCAGTTCGAAAATCTCATTCAGCAATAGTCAAGGTTGAGATTTACGATATGGCTAACGGAACCATCTTGAGTACAGCCTCTCCGATAAGTGGTGAGGTAACCATTGATAACCGTCGGTCAATTCGTCGTGAATGTACTTTAGAGTTTGTAGATACTGATGGAACTTTAGTTCCTACAAATAACATTTCTTCAGTTCTTCTTCCCTATAACCGTGAAGTAAAGATTTACAGAGGTGTTGCTTTTGCTGATGGCACCAAGGAATTAGTCCCTCTTGGCGTATTTATTATTACGAGCGTTGATATAAGTGAGTCCGCTCAAGGCGTTAAAATCACAATCAAAGGTTCAGACCGAAGCCTCATATTGGCTAGGGCTAAGTTCACTAACCATGAGTTCTATATTGATGCTGGCACAGCAAAAGAAACAGCCATTGAAAACATCCTTAAATACCGTTACCCAAAAGTTAAAACTATTTTTCCTGCTACAAATCAAGTAACAACTTTGTTATATCCAACCCTTGACCAGTCAAGTGACCCTTGGCGCGAGGCTCTCAAAATTGCCGAATCAGCATCTATGGACTTGTACTTTGATGAAAATGGCATTGCTCGCATGAGACCAATTCCTGACCCTGATAAGGGAACCGCAATTGCTACCTACGCAGATGGAACCGATTCAGTCCTTATTCAAATTGCTCGCTCCCTTTCAATTGATGAGTCCTACAACGGAGTCATCTACACAGGCGAGGGAACTAATCTAAGTATTGGAGTTATTGGCGAGGCTTGGGACGACAACCCAAGTTCACCTACCTATCGAAAGACCTATGGAGAAGTTCCCCTCTTTAAGTCATCCCCAACAATCTTGACAGTTGGCGAGGCTAAAGAAGCGGCGGCGGCTGAGTTGAAGAAGGTAATTGGCGCATCAGAAAAAATTACATGGGACCAGTTAGTAAACCCTGCCCATGATGTCTATGATTTAGTCAAGGTCACGCGCTCGCCAGTTGGAGTAGATAAAATCCTAATGTTGGATGCCATCTCAGTTCCCCTAGCGGCAAGTGGCACAATGAACGCAATCGGTAGAAGCAGGAGATTCTGATGGACTTAAGTTATCTAGTCGGTCAAATCAAAGGCACGGATACTTTCCCAACTCTTAGGCTTCGTCAGGCTTATGTAGTTGCCCGTAACAACTCTCCAAAAACTGTCGATATTCAAATAGCAGGAGATATAAATACTTTACCAAAAGTAAAATATCTAGATAGTTATGCGCCACAAGTAGGGGATACAGTTTTTGTCCTTACAAATGGGGCTGATATTTTATGCCTTGGAGATATAGCAACTTAGGTTAAGAAACGATAGGTTATTATTTACCCACCTACATTTAGGAGAAACAATGGACAGTAAGACAAAAGCAATGCTCGCTTCGTATGGACGGTCATTCCTAGCGGCAGTAACAACAGCCTTCATGATTACAGGCGGAGACATCCTTGCCCTTGATGGCGATTCACTTAAAGCAATTTTAGCGGCTGGAGTTTCAGCCGTCCTTCCAGTCGCAATCAGAGCGGCTAATCCAAAAGACCCTGCGTTTGGCAAAATTGCTGACGGAGTAACCGAGGCAGTTGTCAAAAAGATTACAGCCAAAAAAACAGCAAAGAAAAAATAGATGTCAGTTCAAAAAGTCCTACTAGCGGCTAAAGCCGAAGTTGATGCTGGTTACAAAGAAACTGGCAACAACGATACTAAATTTGGTAAATGGTATGGACTGAATAACCAGCCTTGGTGCGCCATGTATGTTTCATGGTGCTTCAAGGAGGCTGGTCTGTCTGAACTAATTGCGGCTGAATCTAAAAAAGGTTTTGCTTCATGCGATGCTGGTTTGAAATGGTTTGCAGGTAAAGGGCAGTTAGTTCCAGTTGGACAAGCAAAGGCTGGAGATATTGCATTTTTCCAGTTTGACGATGATGCTCAGGCAGACCATGTTGGTATTGTAAAATGGAACAACACAACCTTAAAGTATCTACAAGTTTACGAAGGCAATACAAGCGGTGATGGAAAGGGCAGTCAATCAAACGGAGATGGCGCTTTCTTAAAGAAAAGAAATTACAAACTAATCATGGCAGTTGTCCGCCCGAAGTACGAGGCATAAAAAATGAGCGAAGAAGTAAAGCCAAGTTTAGGAGAGATTATGCGTAGGCTTGATGACCTAACCATGGAAGTCAAGCAGATGAATCTAAATGTAAGCCAAACTTATCTTCGCAAAGATGTCTACGACTCGGACTCCGAGAGATTCACGCAAGCCATGAACCACATCACAGACCGTCTTGAAAAGATGGAGAGTCGCTCCGAATGGGTTATCCGTACCGTTGGAGCGCTCTTTATCTGTACGGTTGTCGGTGCCTCAATGTATGTTGGACAAGTTATTGGGTTGTAGGGCTTGACAAACTAAACCCCCGTTTAGTACCCTCTCCTATAACGAGAGGAGTCCACATGGACAACGCATTATCAGTAACACCAGTAGATGATTTTGAAATCATCGAGGAACCAGCCCGTGAGCCATTTGTCGTAGATGACGATTCAAAAGCAGATTGGGCAATGAGAAAACTTGCATCCATTCGACGCAAGCAATTAGATAACAAAGCAATCTTTGACCGAGAATTACAAAGGGTCACAGAATGGCTAGAGAAGGTCAATACAGACCTTGAAAGAGATGCTGAATGGTTTGAGGCGAACCTACGCCCATACGCCCTTCAGGAGCGCTCTAAAGACCGTAAAAGCATAGTCCTGCCCCACGGCACCATTAAAACTATCTCAGGTCGAGTTAAGTTCGATATTGAGGACGAATCCAAGTTCCTTGAATGGGCTGAGACCAATGCCCCTGAATTAGTCCGAGTTAAAAAAGAAGTTGATAAAAAAGCCCTAGGTGCTTTGAATCAGTCAGAAGATAAAGTAATATCAACCCAAGGCGAAATTGTTCCTTCAGTCAAAGTTTTACCCGCTGAAGTTTCAGTCTCGTTCTTAATAGCAGAGTAGAGAGAGGGAACATGGAAAACAAATTACCTATCGCTCAAGCATTGAGTGAAGTTATGAAAGCGGTTGGAGCAATCGCAAAGAAAGACAAGAACACAGCCCAAGGATTTAATTTCCGAGGAATTGATTCTGTTGTTAATGCGGTATCTCCAGCACTTCAAAAGTTCGGTGTAGTCGTGGTGCCTTCAGTCGAAGAGTACGACTATCAAACAGTTGAGATTGGACGCAACCGAACAGCAATGGGTCATGTCAGAGTTAAAGTCACTTATACATTCATCGGAGTAAACGGTGATGCAATTAAAGCAACGGTAGTTGGAGAAGCAATGGACTCAGGCGACAAGGCAACAGCCAAAGCCATGTCAGTTGCTTTCCGTACTGCCTTGCTTCAATCGTTATCACTACCAACCGATGAAGTAGACCCTGATGCACATTCTTATGAACGCTCAAGTTCTGAAGATGTTTTAGCATCCGAAGCAGTCATAGCAAAAATTAACCAATCGACCACGATTGAATCTTTATCCGAGGTCGGTCAGTACATAACCGCGAACAAGGACGCCTACCCCGTTGGACTTCTTGACCAATTCCGTGCCAAGTTCAAAGAGCAACAATCTAAATTGAACCCACCTAAGTTGGAAGAGGTAATCGAAGATGTCAGCACTATTGAACCAGCCCGAGTTACCGTATAACGGAACTTCAGGGCATAGCGGAACCGAGACTTCTAAGGAGCGAGCGCTTCATGCAGATAGGTCAGGTAAGACTGCCCTGCGTCAAGCGCAAGCCTTGAACCTTTTATCTCAACGAGAGATGACGGGTTTAACTTGGAAAGAACTTTCCGAGATAACTGGACTTCACCATGGAACCGCTTCGGGTGTATTGTCTGTTCTTCATAAAACTGGACGCATCGCTCGACTTAAAGAGGCTCGAGATGGTTGCAAGATTTATGTCGATGTTAGTTGTATTGAGGGTCGGGTTATTGAAAGACAAGGACGCAAAAAATGTTGTCCGCATTGTGGAGGTAATTTGTGAGCATTAGGTGGATAACAAAAGTTTGGGCTGATTCGCCCTACGACGGAACCCGTCTACTTATCCACCTAGCGCTCGCAGATATTTCTCATGATGATGGTCGCTTCTTTGCATCTCAAACTAATCTCTCAACCAAAGGTCGATGCTCTGTTGAGTATGTCCGAAAAGTTATCAACGAGATGATTGCCGACGGACACTTGAAGATTATTACTAAGGGAAACTCCCGTGGTAACGCAACTGTCTATCAGTTGTTATGGAAGAAACTACCCAACTCTGTTGGGGAGGAACAAAGTTTAGGGGATATAGAACTCCCCAACTCAGATACCCCCAACTCCCCAACTTTAGAGGTCTCACTCCCCAACTCCACTCCGTACCATCCGTCCTATACATCCGTCCTATCTACAACAAAGAGCGACGAAACTGCTATCGCAGTTATCGCGGTCTCTGAAGCAGTTGCTAGAAAATGGTGGGAGAAGCAAAGAGTTAAACCTTTAGGCAAAAGTGCGTGGCACTCACTACTGGCAATCTGCCAAGCGGCAGAGAAAAGAAACTACACAGCCGAGCAGATTGAACAGGCTTTGGATTACATAGGGACAGTCCCTTCAATGCGTCAGATGGATTTAGTTCTCAGAGGAGTAGGAGTTAAAACAAAACATGAACAATCAGCAATTAGAGCAATCGACTTGGCAGAAAAGTTCCGCAATGAATCTCTCTGACCTTGCAATCCTTTTAGGATTTATTGGAATCTATGACTTGCGAATTCAGGTCGATGAGTTAAAGGTTCGAGCATGGGCTGAGTCTTTGGATACAGATGTGCCTTTGGATGAAGCAAAGAAAATTGTTTCTTGGCATTACTCAAACCTTGACACAGCCATTACTCCATCGCACATAAATCGGGAGTGGCGTCGTAGACTAGCCGACTCGAGAGAACGCGAGCGCGGACGCCAAATGTCTTTAGAGTGGGAAAAAAAAGAAAAAGAAAAAGCCTCTCCTGAAGTTGTAGCAAAAATTAAAAAAGAATTATTAGATAAATTGAACAGAGGTCAAGATGCTCCGCTGGAAAATGATAATGGGACGGTGGCACCTAACTCATGAGGATGTTGCGATTTGTAGGTTGGTACAGCAGATGGCGATTCAAACGGCGACAGAGGTATGCCCTGCTTGCTTGGACGCCATCGCAGATGAAAGACTCCAATGGCAAAGCCTAAACCTAACCGAGTATCTGAAGAAACTAGATGGGTTGTCTTAGCCCGTGCTTTCTATAAGTGTGAAAGATGTAATCGAGATTTCTTAAGTTTTCCAATGTCAGTTCATCATCGACGACCTCGAATGATGGGTGGTTCAAAGAATGAGATGCTTCATGAATCAGCGAATTTAATTGTTCTTTGTGGTACTGGAACTAGCGGTTGTCATGGATGGGTCGAGTCAAACAGAGCCAAAGCCCGTGAACTCGGATACCTAATTCAAAAAATTGAATCGGCTGAAGAGATTCCATTTCAAGACGAAACTGGTGTTTGGTGGAATATCGACAACTACGGGCAGAAAACACAACTGGACATGATTAGGAGTAACCCTCATGCTTGAGCCATGGAATGTTTCTGTCAGATTGATGAAGCCGAGCAGACGATTTATCGTCTTGAGTTCAACCAGCGTCCTTGGACGACTAATGCTGAACGGGCTGGCAACCGATGGGAGCGAGCAAAACTCACAAAGGAATGGCGAGCGGGTTTTCAACTCTTGGCTAAATATGAGAAGATTCCCCCTATGGCGTGGATTACCGTTACGGTGGAACCACATCAGAAAGGTGGTCGCTTACAAGATGTAGGGGCGTGTAATCCCTCAGCAAAAGCGGCGATTGATGGACTCGTAGACGCGGGAGTTCTTCCCGATGATTCTTCGCAGTTTGTTAAATCTTTAATTTTTCTGCCACCGAAGAACGATAAAAATTCATTAGTTATTTACATACGAGGAGTAAAAAAGGAGAGGACATTTTGAACTGGAATTTAATATGGACAGTTGTAGGAATAGCAGTTGCTAGTTTTTTCATACTGCCTTTTTATATTGCAATGCTAATTGCGTATAAGAAATCAGTTATGAAAATTGAATTGGAATTTGTCGCAACGGCAAACCACATTCAGAAGAAGGTCAAGTTTGATGATGCAGTCGAACGCTTGTTCGAAGAGGGAGAAGTTATATGAGTACAGTAATGGAAGCGACAGAGTTAGACGGCAAAGGACTTGGTGAGGTTAAGTTACTTACCGATGCTATCCGTACCCATCAAGTACAAATTCAAGATTTAGGCAAGCGTCGTAAACAGTTGATTCTTCGACTTCGCAAACAGCGCATTACCTACCGTGAGATTGCTGAAGCAATGGGAGTATCTGAGCAGTTGATTTACAAAATCATTCGCAATGATATTTCTCGTACACCTGAGTACGATGCTCAAGGTAAATTAGTTCGTAGACGAGGGCGTCCAGCGAAACCTGTTGTCTAATGAAGTTCATAGAGTTATTTGCAGGAGTTGGTGCGTTCAGACTTGGACTTGAAAGAACTGGTCATGAGTGTGTGTGGGCTAACGAATGGTTAGAGAGACCTAGGAGTATTTATGCACGAAATTTCGGAGAACAACCCGACGGACGAGATATTAGAGATGTTTCCGCTGGAGACATTCCTGATGCCGACCTCCTCGTTGGAGGATTCCCTTGCGCGACTTTTTCAATTGCAGGAAAGCGAACAGGATTTTCCTTGGATGACACCCGAGGGACACTCGCTTTTGAGATGTTTAGACTCGCAAGCGAAAAGTCAATACCGTATCTTCTCTTTGAGAATGTCAAAGGACTCCTCAACCACGACGAAGGAAGAACTTTCGAAATCATCCTCGAAGTCTTGGATGGCTTGGGGTATGACTGTCAATGGGAATTGCTTGACAGCCAAAATTTCGGAGTCCCGCAACACCGAGAAAGGATTTTCCTTATCGGAAATCTTAGAGGAAAACCCCGACCAAAAGTATTTCCTATCGGAATCTCAAGTTCAGAGAATGATGAGTCGAACGAAAAAGAACAAGGAAGAAGGGAGGGGCTTCTCTCCAACATTTCTCCAACGCTCGATGCCCACTATTACAAAGGGGGAGCATCTCGACCTTATGTAATGGAAGATTTTCCCGAGTTAGAAGTTGCTCAATGGAGAAGAGGATATTTCCGACAATATAAAAGTGAAGGAGTTCCTACTTTAACGGCAAACATGGGAACTGGAGGACATAATGTTCCTTTTGTAAAAGCGATTCTTGATGTAGCAAGAGTCAATAAATCGCCAAACGGAAGGATGATTAAAGAAGATAACGAACCAATGTACACAGTTACTTCTCAAGATAGGCACGGCGTTGTAGTTGGAGATGAAAATTCAGTTGCAATCAGAAAATTAACACCACTTGAATGTGAAAGACTTCAAGGATTACCTGATGGATGGACGGAGTTTTACGATGATGGACGAAGAGTTTCAGATGCCGAAAGATATGAACGGTGCGGAAGAACAATTACGATTCCAGTCGTGGAAGCAATTGGTAGAAGGCTTCATGAGTTCTACTGAGCCATTTTCGTTTGACACCATAGGAAACTTTGATGAGCATATTGCTCAGTCAATTCCAAACTACCACACGCTAACTGAAGCAATCTGTGACTTGAGTACATATTTTATGACCGAAGATACTCAGGTGATTGACCTTGGATGTTCTACTGGCAAACTTTTAGAAAGACTCCCTCATTGTGGTAAGAAAGTTGGAATTGATATAGCCGATAATCTTTTGCCTGAGTCCCATGATGAAACTCTCTATGTTCGCAAAGACCTCAGAGCCTTTACCGCCCTTGGTAAATCCAGTTTAATTCTTTCAAACTTCACACTTCAATTTCTTCCATACGAGGACAGACCAAACATCCTAAGTATTGTCTATGAATCTTTAATTGAGGGCGGGGCATTTATATGGGCTGAGAAAGTCCGAGAAGAATCAGGTGAACTCGAGCAAGTAATCCATGGCGCTCACTATGATTTCAAGCGCAAAGCCTTTAGCGCTGAAGAGATATTAAACAAAGAGCGCGACCTCCGACCAATCATGAAGGTAAACACCTCAATGCGAAATCAGATATTGGCAGAGAACGCAGGGTTTACAGTTGGCACAATGTTTTGGAAGTTCTTTAACTTCGAAGCATGGATATACATAAAGTGAAAGCGAACATAAAAGTTGGACAAGTTGCTTCAGTTGCGCTTAACACGCTCGAGAGTTACCCAACGAATCCACGCAGAGGTGATGTTGAGGCGATTGCTCAGTCACTCAAAGCCCATGGGCAATATCGTCCAATTGTTGTTCAGTACGGAACGAATTTCATTTTGGCTGGTAACCACACCTACAAAGCAGCGAAGAAACTTGGCTGGAAAAAAATCAAAATAACTTATGTTGAGGTAGATGAAGAGAGCGCTCGCAAGATTGTCTTGGCT